GTCCTGCTCCGCGCTGTCGACCGCGCCGAGTACGGCGCCTGCCCCACGTGCGCAGGCAAGGGCCGCGTCGGCTGGATGCGAGCCACCTGCCGGACGTGCAGCGGCGACGGCGTTAACCCTGCCCGCGTCCCGATCCGTCGACCCCGGCCATGACCCACCGCCTCCTCTCCACCAGCACCGACCACGACGGCACCACCGCCACCTGTACGTGTGGTGAGACCACCCGGCACCGCTTCTACAGCCAGGCCGTGGCCCAGCTCAACGAGCACATGCCCGACCCCGAGCCTGGGCTGTGGGACCCGAGCTGAGGGGCTGAGCGTGCATGCCACGAGCACCCAAGTCCTGCGCCCGCTGCGACACCAAGGTGATCGGCCGCACCTACTGCGACGACTGCAAGCCCAACACCTGGCCCAAGGGCGCCAGCCGCACGAGCACAGCTGAGCACCAAGCCTGGCGACGCGACGTCCTCGCCAGGGACAAGGGCTCATGCCAGATCCGCGGACCACGCTGCATCGGCCGAGCCACCCACGCCGACCACCTCACGCCAGTGGCTGAAGGCGGCGCAGAGTACGACCTCGACAACGGCCAAGCAGCGTGCGAGCCCTGCCACAAGGTCAAGTCCCTAGCCGAAGCCACGCGAGGACGGCAGCGAGCCGCACAGCGTGGCTGAGGGGCCCTCCACCCCCTCCCCCCGGTCCCCACCCAGCACGGAGAGGTGCTGCACATCCGGGTGCCTACGGTTCCCCGGCCTCCGCACCAGACCGCCCTGCTCGGCCCGACACGGGTCCGAGCGCCGTCCCGACACGGGAGGTTCGCCATGCCCCAGCCGAAGAAGGACCCGTCGGTCCGGCGGCGGACCAACAAGGCGTCCACGGCGGCGACTCTTGAGGACGGGCGCACCGTCATCCGGCCCGAGCTCCCGGAGCGCGAGGATTCCTGGCATCCGCTGACCGCCTCGTGGTGGGACGACCTGTGGTCCTCGCCGATGGCGGCCGAGTATCACTCGAGCGACAAGCATGCGCTGTTCATCCTGGCCGCCCTGGTGGACTCGTTCTGGCGCGAGCCGACGCAGTCCCTGGCTGCTGAGATCCGGTTGCAGCGGCAGGCGTTCGGCCTCACTCCGTATGACCGTCGTCGCCTGGAGTGGACGATCGAGACGGCGGAGGAGTCGAAGGACCGGGGATCGGCGCGACGTGAGCGCAAGGCCTCGGCGCAGCCGAAGGCGAAGGACGACCCGCGCCTCGCCCTCGTTCAGTAGCCCGCCGCTATGGCGGTTCTGATCGTCCCGCCGCTTGACCTGTCGTTCCCGACGCTCGGTCCGGCGATCGCGGACTTCATCGAGGAACGGGCCATCTTCGGGCCCGGTTCGCTGGCCGGTCAGCCGGCGGCGCTGGATGCGGAGAAGCGGGCCGCGCTGTACCGGCTGTACGAGGTGCACCCGAAGGGGCATCGCCTCGCCGGGCGGCGCCGGTTCCAGCGGGGCGCGATCGAGTGGCGCAAGGGCCTGGCGAAGACGGAGTTCGCGGCGTGGATCACGCTGTGCGAGCTGCACCCGGAGGCGCCGGTCCGCTGTGACGGGTTCGACGCCGACGGCGATCCGGTCGGCAAACCGGTCGCGTTCCCGTACATCCCGATGCTGGCGCACACGCAGGAGCAGGTCTCCGAGCTGGCCTACGGGGTGCTCAAGTACGTCGTCGAGGAAGGCCCCGACGCGGACCTGTTCGACTCCTCGCTGGAGCGGATCATCCGCCTCGGCGGCAACGGCCAGGCCGAGGGCCGAGCCGTCCCAGTCGCCAACGCCCCCGGTTCGCGTGACGGCGCGCTGACCACGTTCCAGCACGCCGACGAGCCGCACCGCCTCTACCTGCCGTCGCACAAGTCGGCGCACGAGACGATGTCGGCGAACCTGTCCAAGCGTCCGCTCGAGGACCCATGGATGCTCTACACGTCGACCGCCGGACAGCCCGGGCAGGGTTCGATCCAGGAGGACGTCCGCGCCGAAGCGGAGATGATCGACCGCGGGGAGATCGACGACCCCGCCCTGTTCTTCTTCTCCCGATG